GTGGCAGAGCGGCGACTTCTACGCGCAGATTGTGTGAGGTGAGCTGAATGGCATGGTCACGAACAGAGCCTGCTTTGCCAAACGGAAGCACTTGGGCGCAGGCGGGAACGACGCATTGGGCAAACAATAACACGGACATCGCTACCGTCGTCTACGTCGCCAGATTGCAGGGAAGAGGCTTTGCCATCCGGGTCGACGAAACTCGGCAGCACAAGCCCAACCGGTGGTCCGGCGTTTGGAAAGACCTTGCGCTGCGCTGCGACATCGACGGCGTTACCGGCGAAACCGACACGTCTTTCAACGCGCCCGGCGGATACGGGAAAACAGTAACGGAAACGCTCTATTTTACCGGCGAAGCCGGGGCGGACGTGCCTATTACCGTATTCGTCGGCTTGTACGCAAACGACGGCGACTCGACAACATTTAATTCGCCTGCGTTGCTCGGCTTGCCATTCGTGTTTAACGACAACGGAACGCCGAGAAAGGTTTTGAAGTGGATGTACAACGACAACGGCACAGCAAAAAACGTCATTTTGAAATACCACACATAAGAAAAGTTGGCGGGACGTGGAAGCAAACGACGCCGTACCGCAAGGGCGGCGCATGGAAATAAAATAAGGGGGAAAAACATGAAAGGAATCACTTTCGGCACATATCACAGCTACGATGATTTCAATCTGCTTTTGACATCGAAGGAAGTTGCAGCCCCGAAAGTGAAAACGATTGAAATTGACGTTCCCGGTGCAGACGGGGCGCTTGATCTGACAGAGTTCTTCGGAGAACCGAAGTATGAGAACGTCACGCACAAATTCAAGTTTTCAACGATAGTGCCACAAAGCGAATTCCTTACACTTTTTTCAACCATCAAAAACGCGATACACGGTAAAATGCAGCGGATCATCCTTGACGATGATCCGCTTTTTTACTATGTCGGACGGTGCTTTGTTTCTTCTTTCACGAATGAAAAGAACATCGGCAAAATAAGCGTGGAGTGCGATTGCGAGCCGTACAAATACAAGCTTGCAAAAACCGTTGTCACGCAGACCGTCAGCGGCGAAAGCACCCTTTCCCTGCCCAATCTCCGCAAGCGCGTTGTTCCGCTGGTAACGATCACAGCAGACAGCGCCCTGCATATCGTTTATGAAACATACAACATTTGGGACTTGGGCAGCGGCAGCTACACATTGCCGGAACTGGAACTGAAGGCCGGAAACAACAGCGTTTCCGTCACCGGAGAAGGAACGATTTCCTTTTCCTATCAGGAAGCGGGGCTGTGATTATGTACAGGGTATATTGTGACGGCGCGACGCTGTATAACAGCAGCCTTGAAAGCCTGAAAATCTTCAATCCGTCCTTGGAATTGGAGCTGAACAAGACCGGCAGCTTCTTATTCACAGTTTATCCCGATCATCCACATTACAGCTTCATCAAAAAGCTGAAATCCATCATCACGGTTTATCAGGATGAATATTTGCTTTTCCGTGGCCGCGTGCTGGATGACGAAATCGGATTCCATAACGAAAAGCACGTCACTTGCGAAGGTGAACTTGCCTTTCTGCTGGACAGTGTACAAAGACTATACGACTATTCAGGGACGGTTGCCGGGTTTCTTAATCTGCTGATAGATAACCATAATGCACAGGTGGAAGAATCCAAATGGTTCACTGTCGGAAATGTCACGGTCACTGATCCGAATGATTATATCGTCCGGTCAAACATCGACTATGTTGATACATGGACAGAACTGCAAAAAAAGCTGATTGACCTGCTGGGCGGCTATATCGTCATCCGGCATGAAGGCTATATCAACTACATTGATTATCTGCAAGATTTCACGCTGCTTTCTCCGCAGAAGATCACCTTCGGAAAGAATCTTCTTGACCTGAAGCGGATCAGGAAAGGCGCAGACATCGCAACGGCGCTTTTTCCGCTCGGCGCAAAGCTGAAGGACGGTGAAGGCAAGGACACAGACAACCGCCTGACGGTTGCCGCCGTCAATGACGGCCTTGATTATATCGTCGATGAGGAAGCCGCCGACAGGTACGGCCTTATTTTTTCAACGCATACATGGGATGACGTGACCGAAGCGTCAAACCTTCTGGCAAAGGGACAAGCATACCTTTCCGGCCTTGTCAACCAGCCGGAAACCATAGAGCTGACAGCGGCTGACCTTGCGGCAGTTGACGCTTCCTTCAGCAGTTTCCACCTTGGAACATACGTCAAAGTTACAAGCGATCCGCACGGGATAGACCAGAATTTTCTTGTGACAAAGCTGTCTTTGAAGTTGTTAGAGCCGGGCGCAAACAAGTTGACGCTTGGCGGCGCATTAGAGGGCATTTCCGGGGCGCTTGCGGGGCTTTCCGATGCACAAGGGGAAATTATACTGCAAATAGAAAATGCGTCCAAAACGGCTTCTACGGCCATTTACAACGTGGAACAGAATTTGCTTGCATCCTTGCAGGTGTCCGAAGAAAACATCAAGTCAACCGTCGCGGAAAACTACTATCTGAAAGACGATACGGACGCTCTTGTTTCCTCTGTCAGTACGCAGATTGAGCAGACGAAGGAAAGCGTTGAAATCCAGTTCAACCAGTTCAGCGCCGACATCGAAGCTGTAGCGGCTGGTACGGATGCAGAGTTTGAAGAGATACGGAAGTATATCCGCTTTGTGGACGGCTCTATTCTGCTCGGACAGGTCGGAAATGAGCTTGAATTGAAAATCAGCAACGACCGGATTTCTTTCCTTCAGGACGCCGTTGAAGTGGCGTATTTCTCGGACAATAAGCTATACGTCACGGACGGGCATTTTATCCATTCGTTACAGCTCGGCGATTTTGCTTTCATTCCCCGCGCAAACGGCAACCTGTCATTCAAAAAGCTATCGCTTTAGGGGGCGCTGGTATGGCTAAATCAGGAACGATAACAAAGGCGATCCGGACGGGCTATCAAATGAAAATCGTCTGGACGGTTGGCAGTCAGTCTGCGGCAAACAACACTTCCAGCGTAACGGTCAAGGTGCAGCTTGTGTCAACCGGCGCAAGCTACACCATCAACAGCAGCGCGAGCAAGAGCGGAAGCCTGACGATCAACGGCACAAAATATACGTTCTCCTTCTCCGCTTCCCTGTCCGGCAATCAGACAAAGACGCTGTTCACAAAGACCGTCACCGTTGCGCATAGCGCGGACGGAAGCAAGACTTGTTCTTTCGCGTCCACCATCGGCATCAAGGTCACGCTTGGCGGTACATACTATGGTGATGTTACGGCATCCGGCAGCGGCACATTCGACACGATCCCACGCGCCACGACGCCCACGCTGTCAGCAAGCAGCGTAAACATGGGATCGAGTATCACAATCAATATGCCAAGAGCGGCAAGCGCCTTTACGCACACGCTGACGTATAAATTCGGTAATGCAACCGGCACGATTGGCAGCGGCCTTGGTACAAGCAAGGCTTGGGACGTTCCCCTTTCCCTTGCAAGTCAGATTCCGTCCGGCACGTCCGGCACATGTACAATCACCTGCAAGACCTACAACGAAAATACGCTGATAGGCACAAAGACGGTATCCTTCAAGGCAAATGTCCCGGCTGCTGTTGTCCCGACAATTTCAACCGTTTCCATTACGGAAACAGTTTCCGGGCTTGCGGTGCAGTTCGGCGCTTTTGTGCAAGGAAAGTCTAAGGTCAAGATCGGCATTGTGGCGGCGGGTGCTTACGGCTCTATCATCAAGGCATACAAAACGACCGTTGACGGAAAGAGCTACACCGGCGCGGCGCCCGTAACCGGTACGCTGTCCAGCGGCACGAAATCCGTCACGATCACCGTTACAGACAGCCGTGGACGCACGGCAAAGGCCACAAAGACGCTGACGGTTATTGCCTATGCTGCGCCTGTCATCCGTGGAATATCCGCTGTGCGATGCTTGGCAGACGGCACAGAAAACTATGAAGGCACACACGGCAAAATTGGCTTCGGCTTCAATATCTCCCCGGTTTCCAGCCAAAACACAAGCAAGTATACGCTGGAATACAAGGCGCGGGCATCCAGCGAGTGGATAAAGCTGAAGGATGGCACGGGGTACACGCTATCGACCACGCTGATAACCGGTGCCGATCTGACCGTTGATTCTGCGTATGACGTGCGCCTGACCGTCAAAGACTACTTCACCACAGTCACAAAAACCGTGGAGATTCCCACGGCGTTCACGCTGCTGGACTTCAATGCTTCCGGTCGGGCAATGGCCTTCGGCAAGGTGTCAGAGCTTACGGAAGGTATAGAATTTGGCCTTCCTGTCATCTTCCGCAATGGCTACGATGTAACCGGAAATCCCGGCTGGATAACGGCAAAGCTGACAAGCGACTTTGAGACATACGCCGCAAACGCCGGAAACACATTGCGATATAGGAAGGTCGGCGGCGTTGTCTATTTGAAGGGCGTTGTCACGCCGAAGGCAACCTTGACGGGCGGCACGGATAACGTGACCATTACGACGCTTCCCGAAGGATACAGACCGGAAGTGCAGGGCAATTTCATTTGTCAGGGCAGCGGTACGGCAATTTGGCTTTGCACCGTTACTGCTGCGGGGCTGGTACGCTTCGCCCGGTATAGAAACGGCTCTGCATGGGCTGACGCTCCAAACAACACATGGCTACCAATCGACATTTCATTCATCATCTAACACAAAGGGGAAGGCTTCGGCCTTCCCCTTCTTTTTTTGCCTATTTAGTTTTCCCGCTTGTATAATTCTTCATGTCGATCCTCTTATCGTTGAATATGTCAAACAGAAGTTCTCTAAATTTATCTCTGCTGATATAGTGGTGCGGCAAGCGGTATCTGTCATAACATCTGCTGATTATTCTGTCATCGTAGCTATCTTTTAGGCTGTGAATGCGCTCAATAACGCCGGGGGCAATTTCTCCGATTCCGCAACCGTTTGTGTCATAATAAAGGACAAGAACATAGTGACACAAGGCATCCACGCTTTTCCCTTCGTATTCCAGCAGTTTTGCCATATTAAACAGTTCGTTTCGTGCCAGTCCAAAACTTCCGCTTATGTTATAAGCGTTAAGCCTGTTATTTAGGATTTGCCATATAATATCATCGGGCTTGCAATATCCGGAATACGATTCCTTTGCTTTGTCAAACTCTTCCCACGAAATGCCGTAGTCTCTCAGGCGAAAAACGTATTCATACTGTTTTAGGTGTGCTGCACCTTTTTCGGACGGAACATAGTATCGATCTAATTTTAAGGATGGAATGTCCACGTTGCTCACAATCTGTGAGATCAAATCAGCCTTTTTCCCTTTGCTCGGCAAACCAGCACTATCAAGAATGATTTTGAGCTGATCCACCCTAAGTTTTCCAAGAGCAACTTCAGGAGTTGCTTCAACAAGATACCCGTCCGCTATCACTTTCTTGTGGTATTTTATCGGGTCGTAAACATGAAATTCATAGTTAAAATATCTTGCGTAATCGTCATTTGTACTGCCTATTTTTGCTCCGCGTTCGCTTATTCTGATAAAGGCAGCAATCGCATAATTGTCATTTCTTGATTCGTTTGTTTTTGCCCACGGGTCATAGCTTTCATTTGTGTTTATTGTCGTTTCCCATGTGATTTTCGTCTCAGTGTTTTTCTTTTTGAAAATATCAAGCAAGCCCATAAACAATCCTCCGTTGACAGAAGTGTGAAAATATTCTAAAACACAGAACGAGAAAATACAAGCCGCAAAAAACGAAATCTGAACAAAAAGAAACGCTGACAGATTGCCAGCGCTTCAAAGTCCTTCTTCAATTATTCAACTTTTCATTCATCTGTTCTTGTGTTATAATCCCCAAACAGTACAGTTCAAGCAGCGATTCAACATACACCGCTTTTCTTTCCTTGTATTCCTCTTCGGTTATCATTCCAGCGACTAACAGCTTTTCAAGCAATCCCAGCGTTTTCAATGGTTTCAGCTCCTTGTTTTGATTATATCCATCAGTCATGCGCGGTTGAATGTGCGCACAACTGATGGAAATGGACGGCGCGAAGAATCACGCCTTCAGTTTAACATCAAGCACGATCTCCGGGCTTGTCCAGTTGCCGCCCGTGCTTAGCGGCGATTTGTAGCGTGTGCGCTTCTGTTTCGGGTCGTAATATCTCACCTGCTGGCTTTTGATCCGCTGCGGCGTGTCCCGGTGATATTCAATGCGTTCGATACAGGCTTTCAGGAGCCTGTTTTTTGTTGCCGCGTCAATGTTCGGGTCTTTTAAGGCGTTGAGCGCTTCGGAAAACTGCGTGATCTTCTCTTCGTAATTTACAGGTTCGGGCATGGATTCGTAAGCCTTGCAAAGCGCCTGTCTGACTTCCTCTTTTTCCTTCAACAGCTTTTCGTTGAGCTGCTGGAAGATATGCGGCGGCATCCGCTTTGCCGGATCGGGGTCAGCTTGCGCTTCCCATTGGGCAAGCTCTTTTTCGTCAAGCTCTTTCTGCTTGGCTTCCAGATTCTTGATAAGCCGTGCGTGGAGCTTGGCAGAATCGCCTTCGTCGTTCTTCAAGCGGATTTCAAAATCCTTGATGCAATCCGTCAGAATCGATATTACGCGCTCTTCCATTTCGGAATACAGGCAAGAGCCGGTTTTGCAATGGGTTTGTCCGTCGCACAAAAGGCGCGGCGCTGCATCGCGGTTTTTGTATGTCCGAAGAGACATAGCGCGTCCGCACCTGCACCAGATCAGACCGGCAAACGGATTTCTGACTTTCGTGTTCGGCTTCTGGCGCGTGTTCTTTCCCTTCTTGGCTTGCGCGGCGTTGAATAGCTCTTCGGGAATAATGGCTTCGTGCTTTCCGTCGTAGATCAGGAACTCCCCTACTTGTGCAACCGGGCGCGTCTTCTTAAACTCCCCTTCTTCAACGATGGTCAGCGTCTTTCGGTGATTCCATTTGACCTTTCCGATATAGTGAATATTTTGGAGCATCTTTGTCATTGCTGCCGGAGACCAATAATCCCCTTTCGGCGGCTTGATTCCCATTTCGTCAAACTTCTTGCAGATGTTTGTGCAGCCCATGTCTTTGTTGACATACAGATCAAACATCATGCGTACAACGTCCGCTTCTGCCTTATTCGGAACAAGGATAGGACACTTCCTCTTCCCTTCCGTGACGAACGTTTTATCATATCCGTATGGCGGCGTATTGCCGACATAGTTTCCCTGACTGACGGACAGCAGCCGCCCACGGTTCAAAATTTTCTTTGTGTATTCCAGATAGTCATTTCCGCGCTTCAGCTCGCGTTCAAAGGCGTCCCAGTCGTATTCATCCCGCAGGTCATAAATGCGCTGCGGCGTGATGACAAGCGTGTTTGTGTGCTTCAGCAGCTTCATCAGCCGCCCTATATCTTCAAGATCGCCACGGGTCAGACGCTGCGGCTCTACCACGGCGACGGCCTTATATTTCGGCGATTCTATCAATCTCAAAACACGGTTGATCTCCGGGCGCTCGGCTATGGTCTCGCCTGAAACCACTTCCCTGTATTTGTTCTCTTCCGGCACGACCGCGCCGAGATGCTTTTCTGCCCATTCGTCCAACATGGCTTCATGCTTGGAAAGGACTTCTTCCACAGTCAGCAGCGGATCATCCGAGCGGGATTTTCTTAAATAATCAATGACTTCTTTCGGCTTAAAATCTATCTTCGGTTGATAATACAAAACGATCAGCTTCTTTCGTGGGTTATTGTTTGATTATATTAAGTTGTCGTTCTCTTTATCCTTCTTTCTTTTCGTTCTGGCCTTTTCTATAAATTGCATTGCCGTTAGGATGACCGCAATCACCGCGGAAGCAAGCAGTCCGAGCCTTTCCAAGCGGTTATCGGCGGTGAAAAAGCCAAAATCCATGTTGCTAATGTCCATTACTATATAGCTGCACAGGGCGACGGAAAGGAAGATGCACAGACCGGCAAGCGTATAAATGACCGGCTTCCGCTCCTTTATCCCGTCTTCCAGCATCCGGCACTTTTCGTTCAGGTGTTCTATCTGCTGCTCCGCGCTGTTCAGCTTATTTTGAAGCTCGGCAACCGTTCCCGTGTCTGGCTCTTTTGGCGGCATGATCTCCATCAAGCCGTCCAATGACAAATGCAGATAGACACAAATCGCTGCGACATAAAACACGCTGGGGCTTGACAAAGAGCCGGAAAACAGCTTTGCCACGTTGGAAATCGGTATGCCCGTATGATCTGCTATGCTCTGGTTTGTTTCGTGCTGCCGGTCTTTTTCGTCCTTGATTTTCAGGTGCAGGGTATTGCATTGCGGTTGAATCTGCTGAATGATCGTCTGCGCCGGGGCTTTTTTCATGGCCTGATTCCTCACAATCCTAATTTAGACTTGTAAAAATGCGAAACAGACTTGATAATCCCGATTCATGCGTTTATTTTCCCGCGTTGTCTTGCTATGCTGTAGCCATAGCAGGTGAGGGGCTGCAACCGATCTGCTCTGCCCGGTCACTCGGTGGCACGGTGGCCGGGCAACCTTTTACAAAAATGGTATTTGTTTCTGGTTTCAAATTTTATTGCAATTTCGTAAAATTAACCCGAAGAACATTAGTTCCCTTCTAATGAAAGGATGTCTAAAATGGATAAGTCAACATACATACACGAAATTGTCAAACTATTAGAAAGATGCAATGATGTCGAACTATTAGACCTTATTTATCAAATCATGCTCAAAGCATCCACAGGCATTTAATCCAGAAAAGCGTTTAAGCTTTTCCGCTTTTCAGAATCCATCTTACTAATTTTATCTACAATAGATAGGAATTCTTCATCACTGCGCAACTTTACAACGATGTCAGAAATGGCATCGTTGTTTTTTTGCGCTTTTGGGCGCTCCATTGGAACGTTATAGCCCCATAGCCACATTTCAGAAACATCAAGGGCAATAGCAAGTTTATAGATTGCTTCTTGTTTCGGCTCATATCGTCCCGACAAATAACTGCTTATTGATCCTTTATCAATGCCGGTTGCACGGACAAGATCAATCTGTTTCTTTTCCTTAATGGCCATTGCTTCACGCAACCGTTCTGGCGTTGTTGATACTCGCTCAAACTCATTTCCCATTGTTATCCCCCCCTTCCATTTTTTATTAAGTATGCGCCGTTTGTTTTGAAAAGTCAACACAAATATATTTTTTTACAAAAAAAGTTTGGAAAAATCAAAATTACCTATTGACTTTTAAAGTTATATCGCTATAATGAAAGCGGAAAGTTTGGAAAGCCAAACGTGCAGCCGACAGGCAGAAAGGAAATTGAAATGAACGCGACAGAAACGATCATCCGGATCATCCGCAACAAGATTGCAGTCATGAACACCGTGAAGAAAGAAGCTACGGCTGAAACAATGGAAAGATTCAGACATGAGCTGAATGGGATGACGGTTTGCTTAAAAAACATTTCTTCCGCAAACCACTTCTACTGCATCAACTATCTCGATGACGGCGGTTTTGAGTTCGGCTACTACGACGAAGCCGGCCAATGGTTTTCCATCGAAAAGTAAAACGCGAGCCGCAGGGCGGCGGCTAAACCGCCCGGAAAGGATAAGCCTATGTTTTGGGATGAAATGAAAAAGTTTGGCTGCCAAACGATTATCCATTGCAACAGCAGCGAAGAAAAAGAGCGTTTTTTCACCGCTTGCAAAACAAATGGCATAATCCCGAATTTATCTCCGTATGCAATACGCGACCGGGATTATTTCCGCGTTTGCAGATCAAACGGCAGATTTGAGCTTGCAGCATATCCTAAAAATCAAGTTGAATTTTTCCAGCTTGAAGTTGTGGAATGGAAAGGCATTCAATCGGGAGAGCTACAAAAATGAAAATGACTGGATGGACGTGGGATCACGCAAAATATGTCGCTGACCGCTGTGCAGAGCGCTTCGAGAGCCGGGCGGAATTTGAACGGTATCTTCTGTCTATCGGCTGGTCGGGAGATGAAATCGAGCAGATGCTTGCCTATCTGGACAGAAAAGAGAAAGAAAGATGAAAGCAAAATGTGTGTTCTGCGGCGCGGAAATCGAAGTCAGCAAGCAGCTTTTGTTTCCGGGCGAAAACCGGAAATACACCTGCGGAAAATGCACAGAGCATTGCAATAAGGTCTGTCCGCTCGGCAAAAGCGGAAGCGTGCAGGGCTGGCACTTCGAGCCGTGCCTTTCATGCAAGAGCAATCCATATAAAATCTACAATACCGAAACGGTCTAACGACCGTCTGCCGGGGATGACCGCCCGGTACTGATGATGGCAGGTCAGAAAGGAAGGTGTTTTGCATGAGCGCAAGCTACGCAAAGTTGCGCGGCAAAATTAAAGAAAAGTTCGGAAGTCAAGACAATTTTGCCGCCGCAATGGAAATGGATCGGTCAACGCTCAGCCTGAAGCTGAATGGCAAAAGCGATTGGACGCGGACAGAAATTGAAAAGAGCTGTTCCCTTCTTCAAATCGCCGCTGTGGATGTCTACGTTTATTTTTTTACTATTTGAGTTTGGAAAACCAAACATAAGAAAGGAGCAACTACCATGCCAAGAAAAATCACGCCGGACGAACTGATTGACAGCGAGATTGCCCGGCTGCGCAACACGGAAGCCGTAAAGATGGCGGAAAAAGAAATGCGGCTCATTTACAGAAAGCGCAAGTACCTTGCGCAGCTCCGCTGGATGGAAAAGCGCGGCAAGCAGCTTATGGCTGACGGCTGGACGCTGGACACGCTGGAACTGCTGTTCAAGGACATCCCGGAAGAATAACCGGAATCCGGACAACCAGCCGACGAATAGGCTGAAACATAACGGAAAGGGAGTGTTTTTGTGAATGGTCAGCAGGATGTATATGGCGAGCCGACAATATTGAAATATCCGGGAATGACGGTCAGGGTATATCGCCCGATCCTGACTGACGAAGAAAGAGCAAGGCGCGAAAAACGCCGGGAGCAAGCAGCGGCGGCGCTGCTCATCGCAAAATACGAAGGAGAAAGGAAGCGAGCGAACAAATGATTTTTACGGACGATCCCCTCTCGGATTTCGACCGCTACGACCGGCAGCAGGAAGAATGGTTGAATAGCCGTCCCGTTTGCGATTGCTGCGGCGAGCCGATACAGGACGATTTCTGCTATGAGATCAACGGCGAATATATCTGCGAAGATTGCCTTGACATGCATTTCCGGAAGGCGGTGGATGACATCATTTCATAAGCCGGCAGCGTAAAAGTGCCACGCAAAGCCCCGAATCTGCTAAATCTTTATTTTTCAAGGGGTTTAGCAATGAAAGAGTTCAAAAGCTTTTACAAGGAAGTCACCGGCAACGAAGGCGGGAAATGCCGCTACAACAAGCGCCTTGACACCTACGGCTGCGGCTGTCAGCACGATTGTTCTTACTGCTATGCAAAGTCATTGCTTAGCTTTCGCGGCCTGTGGGACGCTGTAGAGCCTTCAGCGGCGAGCCTTGCGCGGATCGAACGCAAGATTGCGAAGCTGGAACCGGGAACAATCGTCCGGCTTGGTGGGATGACAGATTGCTTCCAGCCGATGGAGCGCCGGGAGCGGATCACCAAAGGCACAATCGAGCTGCTGAACAAGTACGGCATCGGCTATCTGATTGTCACGAAGTCTGACCTTGTGTGTGAATACCTGAACATTCTTGACAAGCAGCTTGCACACATTCAGATCAGCACGACATGGATTCCCTGCGAAAAGGCGGTCAGCACGGAACGCCGGATCAAGACAATTGAAACGCTGTACGACGCCGGGTTTGACGTGGCGGTCAGGCTTTCGCCCTTCCTGCCGCAGTTCGTGGACTTTAACCGGCTGAACGGCATCCGCTGCAACAAGATCATAGTCGAGTTTCTGCGCGTGAACCATTGGATAAAGAAATGGCTTCCACTGGATTACTCCGATTACACCGTCAAGCAGTCAGGCTATCAGCATTTGCCGCTGGAAAAGAAAATCGAATACCTGTCGAAAGTCACGGGCTTTGACGAAGTTTCCGTCTGCGAGGACGTTTCCGAACATTACGAATACTGGAAAGAATGCGTGAACTTCAACAAAGAAGATTGCTGCAATCTTCGGAAAGGGTGATCCGGTGCTGAAAAAGATCATCCGCGCTTACAAGGCGTGGAAAACCATCATGAAAGACGCGAAAGGAGAAAAGTAAATGGCTTCCATCTATCAAATCCGCAGAGAAATTGAAGATTTTGAATATGAATGCGATCCCGAAACCGGCGAGCTTCTGAACGCGCTGGAATGGGACAAGCTGAACATGGCCTATGAAGAAAAGGTGGAAAACATCGCCTGTTTCATTAAGAACCTGACAAGCGACATTGCCGACTTCAAGGCCGAAGAAGCGAACCTTGCTGCACGGCGCAAGACGCTGGAAAGAAAGGCCGAGTTTCTGAAGCGGCTGCTTCTGGACAACATGGACGGACAGAAATTCAGCACGGTCAAATGCGCCGTCAGTTTCCGAAAGTCCGAAGCCGTGCAGGTGGATGATGTGAATCATATCCCCGCAGAAATGCTGCGGATCAAGACAACCTATGAGCCGGACAAGACGGCGATCAAAGCGGCAATCAAGTCCGGGCGTGAAATTAACGGCTGCAAGCTGGTTGAAAACACCAGCATTCAAATTAAGTAAAGGAGCTGAAAAAATGGGAATCCCGGTTTTGATTCTGGGCGAATCCGGCAGCGGCAAATCTGCCAGTCTGCGGAACTTTGAACCGGCTGACGTCAGCATTTTCAACGTGGCAGCAAAGCCCCTGCCCTTCCGGAAGAAGCTGCCGATGAAGTCCACGGCGGACTACGGCACTATCCAGCAGGGCATACAGGCGAGCCAGAAGAAAGCTTTCGTAATTGATGACAGTCAATACCTTCTGTGCTTTGAAAGCTTCGCAAAGGCCAAGGAAACGGGCTACGGCAAATATACGGACATGGCGCTGCACTTTTACAATCTGGTGCAGTTCGTGATCCGGCAGACGCCGCCTGACGTGATCGTCTACTTCCTGCACCACACGGAAACAGACGGCAACACGGGCAAGGTCAAAGCAAAGACGATGGGCAAGATGCTTGACAATCAGCTGACACTTGAAGGGCTGTTTTCCATCGTCCTGATGGCTTACACGGACGGCAAAAAGCACGTTTTTGTTACGCAGTCAGACGGTATGACAACCTGCAAAAGCCCTATGGATATGTTCCCGGCAGAGATTGACAACGATCTGAAGGCCGTGGATCAGGCAATCAGAGCTTACTACGAAATTTAATTTTGAAAGGAAATATGAATCATGATTAACAGACCGAAAAATTGGGACGATGTGCACGAGTTCAGTGATAGACCGAAGCTTCCGGTCGGCGCGTATGTGTGCAAGGTGAAACAGGCTGTTGTCCAGCCTACGGACTACGGCGAGCAGCTCTGCGTCCTGTTCGATATCGTTGACGGCGAGTATGCCGGATTCTATCAGGACGATTTTGACGCGAACCAGCAGCAGGATAAAAAGTGGAAGGGCGTCCTTCGCCAGTTCATACCGAAGGATGACGGCAGCGAGAAAGACGAATGGACAAAGCGCAGTTTCAAGGGCATGGTCACTGCCTTTGAAAATTCCAATCGCGGCTTCGTGTGGAACTGGAACGAAAAGGAGCTGGCTGGAAAGGAAGTCGGCATCATCTTCCGCAATGAAGAATGGGAATACAACGGGAGAACCGGCTGGACGGTCAGACCGTTCCGCGCTACGTCCGTTGACAATGTGGCCGATGGCAATTACACGCTGCCGAAGGACAAGCCCCTGAAGAGCCGCCCGGTTGAGAATTACGCCGAAGCCCCGGCAGCGCAGAACGGCACGTTTGAAACTCTGGACGATGACGACGATCTGCCGTTCTAAAGGGGGGATCGGCTGAATGAAGCCGAGATACAGCAAAAAATCCAAGTACGGAAGCAGAAAGGTGACAAAGGACGGGATCGTTTTTGATTCCGTCCGGGAATACAACCGATGGACGGAATTGAAGCTGCTGGAAAGAGCCGGTCAGATTCAGAATCTTGAAAGGCAAGTCAAATATGTTCTTATTCCGGCGCAGCGTGATTTCTGCAGTGAAATATATACCAAAGGCCGCAATAAGGGCTGTTTTAAGCCCGGAAAGCTGCTGGAAAAGGAATGCAGCTACATAGCAGACTTCGTATATATCCAAAACGGAAACCTTGTTGTAGAGGACACCAAGGGCTTCAGAACGGAAGCTTACATAATCAAGCGGAAGCTGATGCTTCACGTTCACGGCATAAGAATAAAAGAAATTTGAAAGGGATTTTTGATAATGAGAAGCAAAAGCAAGGCGTATCTGCTCACTACGCTGTTCATGGCAATGATGCTGTCGATTCTCTACTTTATCACGCTGGCAAATCCGGGCGCGTGGAAGTGGTACGGAATCATCTTCGGCATTCTCGGCGTGATCTATTTCACGCTCTGCCTTTATTCGTGGATCGCACATTGAAAGGAGAAAAGAAAATGAAAGTTGTCATTGATCCCGGCTGTTATATGCCGGAAAGAGCGCACGAAGATGACGCTGGGCTTGACCTGCGGACGCCGCATGACGTGGTTGTTCCTTCCTTCGGCTCTGCCGTGGTTGACACCGGCGTACATATGCAGATTCCGGTCGGCATGGTCGGCATGTTGAAAAGCAAAAGCGGCCTGAATGTCAAGTCCGGCATCACGTCCGAAGGCGTTATTGACGCCGGATACACCGGCAGCATCGTTGCCAAGCTTTACAACCACAGCGGCAAAACGTGTCTTCTGAAGGCAGGATCGAAGATTACACAGATAGTCATCCTGCCGGTCATCAAGCTTCCGCTTGAAGTCGTGGACAAGCTGGACGATTCCGAGCGCGGCAGCAACGGCTTTGGAAGCAGCGGGGTGTAAATATGCTGAAGATCGAAAACGTTGAAACCTACGGCTGGGCAGCCGCCATTCGGGGGATGCGGAATCCGAAGAATAGCTGGGACAGAATGGACAGTCATCCGTGTTTGGAAGCGGATTGGATCGGCGATTGCGCTATGGTGATGAACGATGACGAACCGGCCAAGGACTGCGATCCGGATAAATATCATTTCTGCGTCGGCGAAAACGATTTCAAGCTTATGCAGACGCTCGCCGCTGCCAGTCAGGATCACGGAAAGTTCCTGCGGATGATTACGGTCACGCTGGACATTATTCCGAACTTATCACGGGGCGGCATTGACTGCCCCACACAAAAGATGAAAGGGGCTGACAACATGACACAATGCGAACGCATTCAGCGGCATCTTGAAGATTACGGCAGCATCACAAGTCTGGAAGCAATGCAGGAATACGGGATCATGCGTCTGGCTTCCCGAATTTCTGACCTGAAGCAGATGGGCGTCCCCATTGAAAAAGAAATGGTCAGCGGCAAGAACCGCTATGGCGAGCCGACAAGCTTTGCCCGGTATTCCCTGAAGGCGGCGGAATCGTATGGCTGATGTAAAGTGGATCAAGATCACGACAGACATCTTCGATGATGAAAAAATCCTGCTGATTGAAAGTCTGCCGGACGCTTATTCAATCATTGTCGTATGGTTCAAGCTGCTTTGCCTTGCCGGAAAAATGAATAACAGCGGCGTCTTTATGATGAACAACCAGATTGCCTACACGGACAAGATGCTTGCAACGATTTTCCGAATGAAAGAAAGCACGGTGCAGCTTGCCTTGCAGACCTTTGAACAATTCGGAATGGTTGAAATCATTGACGGCGTTATTACCATTCCGAACTGGGGCAAGCATCAGAATCTTGACCAGCTTGAAAAGAAAAAGGTAAGTCAGCGGGAATATATGCGGCAATACCGGGAAAAACAAAAGCTTCTTTATTGTAATACTTACAGTAAGGCTAACAGTAAGGCTAATGTTAGCCGCCCAGAAGAAGATATAGAAGAAGAAAGAGAAGAAGAAAAAGAAAAAGATAAGATTGATTATAAGGGCATCGTTGCTGCCTTCAATTCCATCTGCGTTTCTTTTCCTTCGGTCAAAGCTCTTTCTGACGCCCGGAAAAAAGCAATAAAAGCCCGGCTGAACACCTATTCCCTTGACGATTTCAAGACGCTTTTTGAAAAGGCGGAAGCTTCGTCCTTCCTGAAGGGCAAAAACAACAGCAACTGGTCGGCAACGTTTGACTGGCTTATTAAAGATTCCAACATGGCAAAGGTGCTTGACGGAAATTATGACGATAAGCCGGTTGCGTATCGGCAGACCGGCAAGAACACGAAGGCCGAAGAGTTGAACGACTTTTACAACATGGCCGCTGAATGGGCGAAGGGAGAGTGAAAAAGTGGATAAACAGGAATTCGGAATTTTCGCTTCTGCGCTGCGGACGTATTTCCCACGGGAACAGATTCTGCCGAATAAAGAAGCAATGGAACTGTGGTATCAAGAGCTGCAAGACATCCCGCAGGAAACGGCGATAACCTGCTTGCGGAAATGGGTAAGCCTGAACAAATGGTCGCCGTCCATCGCAGAAATTCGGGAAATGTGCGCGGTGATCGTCAACGGAGAGCCGCGGGCATGGCAGGACGGATGGGACGCCGTTTTGACGGCAATCCGGAAGTTCGGATATTACAATCCCAAAGACGCTATGGAATTTCTGGACGGCGTTGATCCCATCGCTGCAAGCTGTGTCCTGAAAATGGGATGGAGAAACCTTTGCACGTCGGAAAATGCCGTTGCAGACCGCGCCGCATTCCGGGGCTGCTATGAAATCATGGCGAAGCGCGAGCAGGAGCAGAAGCAGCTTGCGCTTCCGCTTCAGGAAGCAATCAAGGGCATCCAGCTTAAAGGCATGGACGGCGAGATTTTGAAGATCGGGGGATCAACTGAATGATGTACAAATACGGCATGAGGGCGCGGGGCTTTGCCCCGTGGTGTCAACCTATGAAGGCAATTATCATGGCCGAGAAGGACGAAAGCGGCAAGTATCACAACATTCTTTTCTATTCCGAGCCGCTGACGCAGCAGCAGCTTGAAGAGTTCGAGCTTGATTATCTGGGGGAGTGTGAATTATGAATGAAAAAATCCGTGTGATTCTCAAAAGTGGGAATGAATTTGTCATCGAGTGCGAAAAAATGACAGCGACGCATTCCACTATTACAGGAGAGCTTGAAAAGTTGGATTGTGAAGGCTGCACGAAAAACCGACCGCTTTATCTGGACATGTCGCAAGTTTCGGCGGTTTTGCATGAGGGTTTAAAAAATGGCTGAATACATCGAACGCGAAGCGGCGATCAAAGCAATCTATGAAAGCGATCCTTTCGGGGTACACAAGTATTTTGGGTGGCGAGCAATGGACATAGAAGAAGCGCTTCGGGCTATCCCTGCCGTTGACGTTGAAAAAATGTCCGACGGATACCACACTTTCGCAGACTTGTATGAGCAAAGGCTTATTCTGTCTGCCGCTCTTGCCAAAAACAATTCGCATGCATGGAAAAGCAAGCGGCACGAGGACGGCAGCGTTCCTTTCGGCGGGGGATGGTTCATTATGGGCTTTGACACCGACGAAGGATGTTATACATACCACTATGAGCTGAAAGAATGGGATCTGTTTCAGTGCGAGGAATTGGACAAAGGAAAGCCGTGGGATGGTCACACGTCAAGGGATGTCCGGAGATTGCTTTCAATTCCTGCCGCCGCATCCGTCCCACAATGGATCAGCGTCAAGGACAGACTGCCAAAGACGGGTGAAAACCCTGTTCTTGCCGGGAGTACGGAGATGCACTATGTGAACATGGCATGGTATCACAGCGGAAAAGGCGTCTGGGAAACGCCGAGCGGTTTTTCCTGTTCGTTCACTCATTGGATGCCGCTTCCCAAACCGCCGAAAGGAGAAAATGATGGCTGAATACATAGACCGCGAAAAACTGCTAAAGCGTTTCAACATCGACGACATGATGAATGTAAACGGGACATTGATTTCTCTGCGTGATGCGCGGGAAGTTATTTCAAGCTTCCCCGCCGCCGACGTTGCGCCGGTGGTGCGCTGCAAGGACTGTCAAAAAAGCGGCGTGACAGAGTTTGGAAAACGATTCTGTTCAGAGCCAATGGGGGCATTTTACGGATGCATCCCTGTTGAGGATGATTTTTTTTGCAGCGGCGGCAGAAGAAGGGACGGTGCATAATGACGATCCAAGAATGCAAACGCCGCGAGCGTATTTACAAGAAGCTGGTGGAAAAGTTCCTGCCGACATTCACATTCGACAGCAACGACATGACACCAGAAGAGCTGGAATGCATTAAGGTTGCCCTGCTCCGCTCGGTTGCAATCGAGATGCTGAATATAGCCGAACTGAAAAAGCGAAAGGACGGCGGTGTGGAATGAGCTATGACATCGAAATTTGCGTAAAAGTCGAGGGCTGCGGCAGATACGCAAGGATCGCAGAGCCGGAATTCTCAAGTCCGACTTACAATCTCGGCAAAATGTTCCGCGCCTGTATGGATTGGGACTATTCGCAATCGGAACAGGATGAAAACGGGAAATGGCGGACTTGTTATTACCCGTGCAATTTCGTGATTGAGAAAGTCGAACGCGGAATTAAAGAGCTGCGCAGCAACCGCAAAAAGTATTTGAAATATAACCCGTCTAACGGATGGGGAGACATTGACGGAGCGATTGAAGCGCTTGAATCTTTGCGGACGTGCATCTATGAACAGGCAGAAGAAATCCCACTTGAATGTCTTTATATGAGGTGGTGACGGAATGAGCAATAAATCCAAACGCCGCCGCCCGGAGCGCGTGAGCATGACAAAAGCTGTCACAGCCGCCGAAATCATGTTCGTGTGGGCTTGGATGGACGTTTTTCATCCTTCCCCGGACGATGTGCAGAAGCTGAAGGCAAGCCTGAACAACGTTGCCGAAAGCGTCAATCTCGGCAACCTGAACATTTGGGAAATCCGGGAAGTGATCAAAGATGAACACGGATGGGAGATCGTTTGAATGTTTCATGTTAGCGGAACAAAAGAATGCGAAATCTGCGGCAAGGTTTTTAATCTTATCAGCTACAACCAGCGCTATTGCGGCGAAAAGTGCAAAAGAGAAGCAAACAGCATTCTCCGCCACGAAAGATACCTGGCAGAAAAGCTGAACGCGCAGACAAAACCAAAGCACGACACGCTTTCTGAAGTCGCACGGAAGGCAAGCGCTATGGGGCTTACATACGGGCAGTATATGATTTTGCAAAAAGGACGGTGATTGAATGACAGACGTGAAGAAATACCTTTCGCAGATCAGGCGTTACGATTCCCTTATCAACGCCAAGCTGGAAGAATGTGACCGCTTGAAGGCGATGATGACAAAGATCACGCCCACGCTGCGGGACGTTCCTTCTTCCGGCAGCGGTGGACAAGACAAGATTTCGGACGCAATGGCAAAGCTCATTGACCTTGAAGCAGAGATCAACCGCGAGATTGATTCCCTTGTAGATGCAAGAAATTCCGTGGTCGGCACAATCGACAAAGTAACGGACACACAAATGCACGAGGTTCTTTGCAAGCGGTACATAGCATTTAAAACATGGGAGCAAATCGCGTTTGAAATCGGCAAATCCTATCAATGGACGTGGAGCATTCACGGCAAAGCGCTTCAGGCGGTGGAAGAAATCCTGAAAAAATCCGAAAATAATTACAGCAGTTGATAGAAATTGATAGTTGAAATGTGATATTGTTATTGTAGAAAAATTATACAGATGGCGATCAGCCAGCCGGGTTTTGCTCCTTTCCCCGGCTGGCTTTTATTATGCCTTGAAAGGGTTGGTTACATGGGTAAATTGCAAGAGCGTTTCCTATGCCCCACCTGTTTCCGTATTTGATACCAAACAGGGCTATTGGCAGAAACGGAAAAACGAATGGAAAAGCATAGGGCTTGACAGCGCAGCCGGGAGAAAAGAAGCGCTGATTAGCAAAGGGTTTGCACAACTCGCACGAATGAGAAGCGAAAATCTGACAGGGACATCAATCTTTGATCCGGTACTTTGTGAAGTCATTTATAACTGGTACAGTCCCAAAGGCGGCATAGTGTTTGATCCCTTCGCCGGTGGCTCGGTTCGCGGCGTTGTGGCTGAAATGCTCGGACGGCATTACATCGGCATTGACCTTTCCGAAAAGCAGGTTGACGCAAACCAGATGAACGCTGACACCTTGGGCGTGTGTCCGGTCTGGTGGTGTGATGACAGCCGGAACGCAGATAAATACATAGCAGACGAAACCGCGGATTTTGTTTTCACCTGTCCGCCGTATCACAATCTTGAAAAATACAGCGATCATCCGTTGGATTTGTCCAACATGAACTATTCCGATTTTTCGGAAGCATACAAGGAAATCATTGATATATCCTGCCGCAAGCTGAAAGAAAACAGTTTTGCGGCTTTTGTTGTTGGTGAAATTCGAGATTCCAAAGGCGCTTACCGGGATTTTGTGGGGCTTACAAAAGCTTTATTCAGGGAAAACGGGCTGCATCTGTATGCTGATTCCATTCTTTTGGAGCAGTATGCAACAGCGGTTATGCGAGCCGGTAGACAGTTTGAAGCGAGAAGAAAGCCGGTGAAGGTGCATCAGAATGTTCTTGTGTTTTACAAGGGCGATCCAAAAAAGATTGAAGGAATCCGGCAGCAGGATATTGAAAAGGCTGATTTATCAAAGTTTTAATGAAGGGCGGTGATGATTGTGGCAAAGCTGACAGCAAAACAGCAGCGCTTTTGTGATGAATATCTGATTGACCTGAACGCGACGCAAGCCGCAATCAGAGCCGGTTACAGCAAAAAGACGGCGCGTGTGATAGGAGCGCAAAACTTATCAAAGCTTGCCGTGAAAAACTATATAAACGAACGCATGAAAGAAAAGGAAGCTGAACTGATCGCTGATAGTGATGAAGTGATGCGGTATCTAACATCCGTTCTTCGCGGACAATCACAGTCTGAAGTTGTCGTTGTTGAAAATGTCGGCGATTACATGAGCGAAGCGCGGCTTATTCAGAAAGCGCCTGACGAAAAAGAACGCCTGAAGGCCGCCGAGCTGCTCGGCAAGGCGCACCAAATCTTTGTTGATAAAGTGGAGCAGACCGTAGACATGGATTTGAACATTACAGTTGATTACGGTGATGACGAATGAGCAACCGCAGCAAAGGGAACAGAAAGGCACAGAGGGAAAGACGATATGAGCGCCGGAAGCTGCGCCCGGAAAGGCAGAAAGAAAAGCACATTCTTATTGATGGAAACTTTTCCTTCTTCCCTGTTGCTTACTGCAAATATTATCAAGCGTGGCTTACGGTCGGCCTGATGCAAGTTCACAGATGCGCGGAAAGGCAATGCGGACGGCTGGAAAAAGGGGAAATTACGAATGAAAATTAACGTTCTCGGAACAGAATACACACTGACCGTATGCAGCGAAAATGAAGATTTGCGCTTGAACGGGTTTGACGGAATTACCGATGAAACCACCAAAGAGCTGCTTGTTGAATCCTACGAAAAAGACCGGGGCGATCCGAACTGCAAGAAAAACCTGCAAGTGCAGATCAACAAGGTCAAGCGGCATGAGATCATACACGCTTTTCTTTTTGAAAGCGGTCTGGCCGAAAATTCCGAATGGGCGCAGAACGAAGAAATGATTGATTTTTTCGCTATCCAGTTTCCGAAGCTGCTTGAAGCGTTTAAGGCGGCGGATGCGTTGTGAACATCAAAGTACAAGCAAATCCCTGTTTCAAAGAGGTTGACCGCAGCGACAAGCGCTATATCGTCATGAAAGGCAGCGCCGGATCAGGAAAGAGTGTTGACACGGCGCAGAATTACATCCTGCGGCTGATGCAGGACAAAGGCCGGAATCTGGTATGCATCCGCAAGTCTGACATAACGAACCGTGACAGCACCTTTGCAGAGCTTACAGGCGCTGTATATCGAATGTTCGGCGATCAGGCGGAACGGTATTGGCAAATCAATATGTCCCCGCTGAAGCTCACCTGCAAGGCCAACGGCAACCAGATCATCTTCCGGGGAATGAACGATGACAAGCAGCGCGAAAAGCTGAAGTCCATCACCTTCCAGCGCGGCAAGCTGACGGACGTATGGTGCGAGGAAGCAACCGAGCTGACACAGGCCGACGTTGAGATCATAGATGACCGTCTGCGCGGCGAGCTGCCGCCCGGACAGTTTTATCAAATCAGGATGACATTCAATCCGGTGAATAAGAATCACTGGATCAAGAAGGTCTTTTTTGACATTCCCGATCCGAACGTACTGACACACCACAGTACCTATCAAATGAACCGCTTCATTGACGAAGCATACCGCGCCAGAATGGAGCGCCGCCGCCTTGTCGATCCCGAAGGCTACAGAATCTATGGCTTGGGCGAATGGGGCGAAATCGGCGGCCTGATCCTTCACAACTGGGAGATCAAAGAAGTCAGCCTGAATCTGAATGATTACGACGATGTAGCAATCGGGCAGGACTTCGGTTTTAACCACGCCAACGCAATCCTGCTGCTGGGCATCAAGGACGATGACATTTCCATACTGTCTGAAATCTACGTCTTTGAAAAGGACACAGCAGAGATCATCCAGCTTGCAGCCAGCATTCCACGGAATAAACAGATGTGGTGCGACAGCGCCGAGCCTGACCGCATTAAGATGTGGCAGAAGGCCGGTTTCCGCGCCCGTGGCGTGGACAAGGGCGGCAGCGCCGGAAGCGTCAAGGCACAGATTGACTGGCTCAAGCAGCGGAAAATTTTTGTCCATCCGCATTGCGTGAACACAATAAAAGAGTTGCAGCAATGGAAATGGAAAAAAGATGATAAGTCAGGCGAATATCTTGATGAGCCTGTCCCCTTCCAAGATGACGCAATGGCAGCGTTGCGTTACGGCGTGGAAGGCTGGCGCAAGGTCAAACGCTGGCTATATTAAATTTTTAACATTGTGAAAGTGAGTGCCACAACATGGATGAATACGGAAGAAGGCTGACCGCCGTGGAAGAACGATCTAAATCCAACACGCACAGAATCGATGAGCTATACAAAAAGCAGGAAGAAATGATCGAAACGATCAAGACCGTCGCTGTCATGGCGTCCGAGCAGACGCACATTAAAGCGGATGTTGCCGAAATAAAAAGCGATGTAAAGAAGATCATGGGCAGGGATGGCAGACGCTGGGAGATGGTGGTCGAAAAGATTATCCTTCTTGCCGTCGCCGCGATGGTCGGTTATGTCCTGCTGAAAATCGGTCTTCAGTAAAAAAGGAAGGTGAAAAGCCATGCTTTCCATTGAGGAAATCAAAAGTTTTATTGAGCGTGACGCGAGCAGCACAAAGAAGCAGCTCGCAAAGACCGGCTTGCGCTACTATGAGGGCAATCACGACATAAAGGATTATAAACTCTTCTTTATTGACGCAGACGGCAAACTGAAAGAGGACAAAACAAAATCCAACATCAAGATCAGTCATCCGTTCTTCCGGCTGCTGGTAGATCAACAGGCACAGTATATGCTTTCCGGTCACGGCGGCTTTGTGAAGTCCGACATCCCGGAACTTCAGACAGAGCTTGACGCATATTTCAACGAAAATGAAAACTTCGTTGCAGAGCTGTCAGAATTGCTTGTTGGCGCTGTTTCCACGGGCTTTGCGTATATGTATGCCTACAAGGACGAAAGCGACATGACGGCTTTCCAGACGGCTGACAGCATCGGCGTTGTGGAAGTCCGCGAGAAGGAAACCGAAGATAAATGTGCCTATGTCATCTATTGGTTCATTGACCGTATCGGCAAGGATAACAAGAAGATCAAGCGTATTCAGGTTTGGGACAAAGCCCAGACCTATTTTTATGTTCAGGAAGATGAAGGCTCAATCGTGAAAGACGATTCGGTCGGCATCAATCCGCGTCCGCATATCATCTTCAAGAAGGACGGCGATGATTCCACCTACTATGAAGATTACGGCGTCATTCCCTTCTTCCGTCTGGACAACGGCAAGAAGCAGATCAGCGGCCTGAAGCCTATCAAAGACCTGATTGATGATTACGACCTGATGAACGCCGGTCTTTCCAACAACATTCAGGACACGAACGAAGCCCTGTATGTGGTGAAGGGCTTCCAAAGTGACAATCTGGATGAGCTTATGACGAACATCAGGGTCAAAAAGCACATCGGCGTTGAAGGCGGCGAAGGAAGCGGCGTGGACATCAAGACCGTTGACATCCCCGTGGAAGCGCGAAAAACGAAGATGGAAGTGGACGAAAAGAACATCTTCCGTTTCGGTCAGGGCGTGAACACGGAAGCACTGAAGGACACCAGCGCCACCACGTCCATTGCGATCAAGTCCGCATATGCAAACCTTGACCTGAAGTGTGACGGCTTGCAGCCATTCCTTCTTCAGTTCATGCGGAAGCTGCTGAAGCTGGTGCTGAAAGAGATCAACGACACCAACGACACGGATTACGAACAGAAGGACGTTTACTTTGACTTCGAGCGCGAGATCATCACCAATGCGCAGGAGAACGCGCAGATTGACCTTACCAAAGCGCAGGAGCAGCAGACAAAGATCACAACCATTCTGAACACGTCCGCGCAGCTTGGGCAGGAATTGACCATGCAGCTTATCTGTGAAGCGCTTGAATTGGACTACGACGATGTAAAGGACAATCTGCCGAAGCCGGAAGATGATCCGACAGCGGCAGCCAAGACCGCGCTGAATGGCATTGTGCCGGAAGGTGATGTAATGTGAACCGATGGGAAAAAGAAGTGCAGCAGTCTTTGCTTGACAGCGAAGAAGCTGCCATAAAAGAGCTGGGAAAGCAGTATGCGGCGGCTCTGAAGGACATCAACGAAAAGGTCAAGCAGTTTCAGGCTGACATTGATCTGCTGGATGAAGCACTTTCGCAGGACGGCCTTGACGATGCTACAAGGGCGCTGCTGCAATCGCAAAAACGGTCAAAGGTTTATCAGCAGCAGTATCAGAAAGCCCTTCAGGGGCAAGTCAGCGGCATTCTGGACAAGCTCCACGGCGACAATTACGCCACGATTGAAGGCTATCTAAAAGGCTGCTACGATGACGGATACATCGGCACGATGTACGACATAGCAAAGCAGGGCGTCCCGGTCATTGCGCCGATAGATCAGGCCGCAGCGGTCAAGGCTATTCTGACAGATTCCAAGGTCAGCAATGGCCTTTACAATGCGCTCGGCGTGGACGTTGCCAAGCTCAAAAAGACGATCACGCAGGAGATCAGCCGTGGCATTGCTTCTTCTCTCCCCTATCGTGACATTGCCCGGAACATCGGCAACGTGTCCGGCGCTCCATTGTCCAGAGCAAAGACCATTGCCCGGACGGAAGGCCACAGAATACAGCAAATGTCAACCGTGGATGCGCAGCAAGCGGCAAAGGCCAAGGGCGCAGACGTTGTAAAGCAATGGGACGCAACGCTTGACGGGCGCACAAGAGATTCCCACAGGCGCGTTGACGGAGAGATAAGAGAGCTTGACGAAAAGTTTTCCAACGGGCTTATGTTTCCCGGCGATCCCAACGGCAGCGCTGCCGAAGTGGTAAACTGCCGCTGCACGTCCAACACACGGGCGCGGTGGGCGCTTGGTGAAGAAGAGCTGCAAACGCTCAAAGACCGCGCTGAATTCTTCGGGCTTGACAAGACGAAAAACTTTGAAGAGTTCCGGGAAAAGTATCTCGATGTTTCAAAGATGGCGGCTGAACCGGAAGCAGGTAACGATTGGTCGAGCACATCCCCAAGGCGCATTTCTGCGAGTGAAATAGAAGAGATAAAAAACTATGCCAAGCAGCGAGGAATCAACATCGTTGACCTTTCTGAATTTGACGGTGATCCGCATCTTCTGAAAGCAGAAATAAACACGTTGGGGCAGTTGCGCGATTCGTTCGGAATATCGTCTAAGCTGACCGTTACGACAGGCGGTAAAATGGCTGATGCTGACTTTGCGGAAACTGTCAACAACACGATCCGCTTCAACACAAAAGCGCTTCGGAATCGGCAATCTACTGCTGAAAACATCTTGAATGATAAAAACTTTGCTGCCACAAGAATTGAAGACATAGCAGCGCATGAGTTCGGGCATATTATATCAAAAAGAACCGGCAATATTGGTATTGAAATTTCGCAAGCAGCATACTATAATCTGTTTCAAGAAGAGCTGACCGTTGATGAAGTAATCAGCTACTTAAAAGAAAACGTATCGCTGTATTCAATCTCATACAATCCGACTAAAAGTGCTTCGAACGCAAATAGATTCAGCAAAAAGTTTTATTCCGAGATCATATCTGAAGTTCTGGCAAAAGACAATTCAAACAGTTCAGAGTTTACAGCCGAATTTCTGCGTTTGCTAAAGGAAAGGGTGTAAAAAATGAAAAAATTGGATATGTATTGGATGAGCAACCGCGATTGGTGGGAGCTGAAGAACCATATTCCGACAGTCAAGGAAGACGCTCCGATAGAAGCCAAGGTAAGCTATGAAAGATATAAGGAGCAGTTAAAGTCCACAGCAGTATAAATCTAAAAGCACCATGCATCCGCACGGTGCTTTTTCTATGCCATTTAGTTTTAAGATAGTCGCAAGTTGGTTGCAAGTTGATACCAACTTGCAAGTTACAGGCAAGTAAAAAATCATAGTGGTATCAAGGGTTTGCGGAATCGCAAGCCCTTTTTTCATACCAAAAATCAAATTAAGAAAGGTGGAAAAACAATGAAAAGATGTTGGAAGAACTGGATCAAGGCTGCGGGCATCCGTGCGCTGAAGACCGTTGCGCAGACTGCGGTTGCAACCATCGGAACGTCCGCTGTGATGTCGGAAGTAAACTGGCTCATGGTGGGCAGCGCTTCCCTGCTGGCCGGTGTTCTTTCGCTGCTGACTTCCCTTGCTGGTATCCCGGAAGAGTGCCCGGAAGAGGACGAAAGGACTGACGCCGAATGAGCGTAATTGAAAAGGCGATATCTCAAATGGAATCGTGGGCGGACGATCCCGCCCACGGTTACGACCAGCGTTACAGATGGGGAGAATACGGAGATTTTGACTGTTCCGCCGCTGTAATTCAGGCGTGGGAAAACGCCGGTGTGCCGGTCAAGAGCAACGGCGCGACATATACCGGCAACATGCTTGCGGTTTTCAAGCGCTGCGGCTTTGAAGATGTAACAAGCAAAATCAACCTTTCCACCGGCAGCGGCCTTGTTCGCGGTGATGTGCTTTTGAACATAACACACCATGCCGCTATGTTTTGCGGCAACGGCTATGAGGTCGAAGCGTCCAGCAACGAAAACGGCGGCATCACAGGCGGTAAACCGGGAGATCAGACCGGGCGCGAGTTCTTGAAGCGCCGTTATCAGAATTTCCCGTGGACAAACATTTTGCGCTATACAGGCGCAGGGAATACCGCTTCTTCGGCTGTCAAGGAAACTGGCAGCACGGGCAAGACCTACACCGTCAAGGCCGGGGATTCCCTTTGGAGCATCGCGGCAAATCAGCTCGGAGACGGGACGCGCTGGAAAGAAATAAAAACGCTGAACGGACTGGCTTCCGAGCTTATCCACGCAGGGCAGGTGCTGAAGATTCCCGGTGCTGCCGGAGAAGCCGCAGAAGCGCCCACAAGCGGCGCAGCGGAAACCTGCACCGTTACCCTTCCCCTGCTGAAAAGAGGGCACACGGGGCTTTCTGTAAAGGCTCTGCAAACGCTTTTGGTCTTTCGCGGAATGTCCGTGGATGTTGACGGCAGCTTCGGGGAGAAAACCGAAAGCGCGGTCAAATCTTTTCAGACGGCAGCAAAGATTCTTTCTGACGGCGAGGTCGGAAAAGATACTTGGAAAGCCATGATCGGCTGACCGAAAAAACAGATTAAAGCAGTTGTTCGGAAATCCCGAATAGCTGCTTTTTTCATAGTCCCGAACATGACGCTTAAACCGTTCAAGATCGTCCTTGCGCCGGACGCTTAAACAGGCGCTTGTCTGCGGTGACACCGCGCTAAAAAACATCGACAAAGGAAGGATAAACACATGGAATTTCTGAAAGAGATTTTGGGCGAAGAGCTTTACAAGCAGTTCGAAACGGCGGTCAATGCCTACAACGGCAACGAAGCCAACAAGGACAAGCAGATCAAGCTTGCGAACCTTGCTGGCGGCGAGTATGTCGGCAAAGGCAAGTATGACGCTCTTCAGGCGCTTCTTGACGGCAAAACCACAGAGCTTGACACCGCAAACGGCCTTATTGCCAAGCTGAAGAAAGGCACGAAAGACAATGAGGACTTGCAGGGCGAGATTACCGGCTATGAACAGCAGGTGCAGCAGCTTAAGG